CGCAGGTCTGTCGAGAACTTCGTGTCCTGAAGGATCAGATCAAGCAGCACGAGAAAGTGGTCGAGACTTACGAGGCCAAGCTTCAGAACCTTCTAGGTAATGCGGAAGCGCTGGTGTCTACAGATGGGAAGGTGCTGTGCACCTGGAAGCAGGCTAAGGAATCTAGAAGCTTTGACCGTGAGCTATTCAAATCAGCCATGCCGGAAGTCTACGAGCAATTTGTGATGCCGAGGCCCGGTAGCCGGAGGTTTCTAATCAAATGAAAAAAACATCAGTAAAGATTGAGGATAAGGAAAACCATCCTCTGCACCAGTTGTTTCTGGCCTCAGACGCGATATTGCAGGCTCACAAATCGACATTGAGGAAGCTGGATAGGAACCCTGATTGCGACCAAACAATCCCCATATTCCTGATCGCTCCTGATGGCGTAATGAAGGTCACCATTGAAGTTGGTTCAGAGGTAGAAGCGGAATACGCAATTCTGAAAGCATCCAGTGAAAACTGATGACGGTATTAGCGTGTTACAAATATTGGGTGCAGCGATTGTATCCTTTATTTCGTATCTGCTAATATTAGTCCTGAATTACCTAACTTTAGGAGTATCAGAATGTCTAACTTGGTTCCTGTCGCAGATGTAGAGAAGATGGCGCTTGCCGTGGCGAAGTCCGGCCTTTTCGGGGTCAAATCGCCGGAGCAGGCTATGGCACTCATGCTGATCGCACAGGCCGAGGGCTACCATCCGGCTATCGCAGCTCGCGATTATCACGTAATTCAGGGCCGTCCTACCCTCAAGGCTGATGCCATGCTCGCCCGGTTCCAGTCTAGCGGTGGCAAGGTAGAGTGGCGGGAATACACCGACGAGCGCGTTACAGGCGTTTTCAGCCATCCTCAGGGGGGTAGTGTCGCCCTGTCATGGGAAATCGCTCAGGCGAAGCGTATAGGCCTCTACAAGCCCGGTAGCGGTTGGGAGAAGTATCCGCGTGCCATGCTCAGGGCTAGAGTCATTTCTGAGGGCATCAGGACCGTTTATCCGGGGTGTATCGCAGGCACCTACACGCCGGAGGAAGTGCAGGACTTCCAGCCTGCCGAGAAGGATATTACGCCGACCGTGACGGTTACGGCCTTTGACGACTTGGACGACGGCCCTAAGATCGTCGAGGAAACCAAGAAACCGTCTATGAACCTGGAGCTGCGTATTCCGGGTAAGGACGGTGTATTTGCTAACTTTGACACTGTTGAAGAATACTCCGATGCTATTGTTAAAGTAGCTGAGCGTATTAAGAACAGTGACAAGCTCGATGCTGCGGGCAAGGACGAGAAGCTGGCAGAGCTTAAGGAACTCAACAAGGCTACCTTTAAAAAGGTTGGTCTTGGGGAGATGACGCGCATCCTCGGCGCTATTGCGAAAGCAGGAGCGAACATCGAGGAAAAGCCGCAAGGCTCGGAGGGCTGACACAGAATGAGGCCGTGTTGCAGAGGCTTGCACGCGGCCCCATAACGTCTCTGGAGGCGCTCAACGAGCTTGGCATCATGCGCCTAGCCAGCCGAGTCGATGAACTCAGGAAGCAAGGTAACACAATCGTTACAGAGACAGTGAAGCGCAACGGGAAGTCTTACGCGAAGTATCACTTAATTAAAGGGTAGTCATGGCTGAGTATAAAGAGATTGAGGTTCAGGACGGTCGCGGCATCATGTTTGAGAGCAAAGGCAAGAGCGACAAGAGTCCTAATATGCGTGGCGCATTCCGGGCGAAACAGCGTATCGAAGCGGGTGAGAAGATCGAACTGGCAGGATGGTTCAAGGAAACCCGTAACGGTAACTTCATGGTGTCCTTCACGCATCAGACGGACGACTGGAAGAATCAGCCTCGTCAGAGCTATACCGACAATGACGGGAACTACCGCCGCAAAGAATCAGATGCGGTAGCCTTCCGAGGCGATACTGATCCAGACATTCCCTTCTGATGACTCCCACACAGCGTTCCCTAGCCTACCTGCGGGAAGAGGGCTACACCGTCGCTATCGTAGAGCGGTGGAATCCTCATGCTCGCATACGGCAGGACTTATTCGGGTTTATAGACCTTCTTGCCATCCGCAAGGGTGAAACACTGGCTGTGCAGGTTACGAGCACCGGGGTTAGCAGCCGTATCAAGAAGATCATGGAATCTGACTATCTGCCGAAGGTTAGGGACGCTGGTTGGCGTATCATAGTCCACGGATGGCGCAAGAACTCAAAAGGCCGCTACGTGTTGCGCGTAGAGGATATTAGTTGAGAACCCTCCGGTGACTTGGGACACTCCGACACGCAACGTGTTGGGAGGTTAGGCGCTGGTGCGGCAGCGTTCCCAGGACCGCACACCTATCTCTAGGAGAATAATATGGAACAAACCCATCTGTTCGTAGCGACTCCGATGTATGGAGGCATGTGCCACGGCGCATTTACGCAGGGCATCATCAGCCTGGTGCAAGCGTGTCAGAACTCAGGAATCAAGCTTTCAGTGTCGTTTATGTTCAACGAAAGCCTAATTCAGCGTGCGCGTAATGCGATGGTCAAGAATGCGTTTAAGACGGACTTCACGCACTTCATGTTCATAGACTCAGACATACGTTTTCAGGGAAACGACGTTCTGAGCATGATTCAGGCCGACAAGCCGGTTATCGCCGGTATCTACCCCAAGAAAGAGATTAACTGGAAAACCGTCTCAGATGCCGCCAAACGTGGCGTAGAGAACCTACAGAAGTATACGGGTAGCTTCGTCGTCAATCTGGCCGGATACGCCTCTGAAGTGACCGTGCCTATCAACGAGCCTCTGGAAGTGATGAACGCTGGCACGGGCTTTATGCTCATCCAGCGCAAGGTATTCGGTGAGATTACAGACAAGCTTACCGTCCCGTCTTACACCAGCGACGTTGTGGACTTGTCGGGCAACGTGAATCCCGGCGATCAGATTACGGCCTACTTTGACTGCTCTATCGAAAAGGATACGAATAGGCTTCTGTCCGAGGACTACCACTTCTGCCAGCTTTACCGCAAGGCAGGCGGGAGCATTTGGGTTGCGCCGTGGGTGTCGCTGGCGCACATCGGGAGTTATATTTTTGAAGGGGGTTTCATTCCCGCAGAGTAATTGCTACACTGGCCTTTCAGTGTTTCCCTTAGATCGTCTCCCCATCCCCCTTAGACGATCCCTTGCCCGCCATCCCTCTCCGGCGGGCATTTTTTTATCTACATCCCCAACGGCGTCGAGCAGCTTTGCCACGCGGCCCTTTCCAATTACGGCTACGGGCGCAGAATGACTTATGACGGGGGTTCTTAGGGTCTTTGGTAGGTGCTTTCAGGTTACTACCTGCCGCCCTAGCCTTACGCCTGCCCTTCTCAGTCAGACCAGCACCACGGCTTACCGGAAGCTTCTCACCACGGCCTACAGACAGGCTCGGAAACTTCTTTCTAGCCACGTTTAGTCCTCCGCTTCTTGGCAGTCTTGGCAGAGCGGACAAACGCTTCTTTCGTCGGGTATCCCTTCTGGCCAGGCTTCTTGGCAGGCAGACCGAGCTTACGACGACGGTTGATGTTGTAGTAAAGTCCTTTCTTGGCAGCCATGATATATCCTAAGAGAGATACAACGCCCGTTCGTCCTTACGGCGCTTCAACAGACCGGGCAAAACTTTTCCGTTCGCTTTGGACCAAGCCAGCAGAGAATCCGCAGCCTGTTCCTTCTCACCCCTATTGGTTTTCAGCCGAACAGTTGACCTTTGTAAGGCTCCTAAACCGACGTTGAAACTAAAGCTAACAAGCGCGTCAAACTGCCCTTGAGTAAGAGCAACAGGGCAATATCGGGCCACGCCCGACTCAAAACGCACAAGGTCTTGAGCAAGGATAGCATCCACTTCCTCCTGACTAAACACCCTGTTCCAGCTATCCGGCAGGCTCTTACCGTCGCCTATCAGGTGACCTACACCTACGGTCCACAGGCCAGCGGGACATTTGTAAGGCTTGAGCCTCACGCCCTCATGATGCTTTATCAGGGTTATCCCGACTGGACTTGTTTTCATTTCTTTGCAAAAGCTTGGGAACCGAACCAGAAGGATACAATCGACGCCAGAATCGTCTGCGCCTCGTCATCCCAAAGGTTATCCATTGCCACCGTGAATTGCACGCCGGTCCAGAAGGCATAAGCGAACCCGAATATCTCGACAAAAGCGAACATCAGGAACATGCCATAAGTAATGGCAGAGCGGGTAGAGGCACGCAGGTTAATAACCCACTGGCTAGCACCCTGACCTAACGCAATGTCATGGGCAAGCAATGCCTGTTTCTCGGCAACGGCGGCCTGCACCAGCTGAACGTCAGCGTTAATCTGTAGTTGGTCAGTCTTTATTTCTTCTATCTTCTGCTCGATCTCTAGATTAGCTTTTTTCAAGGCAAGCTCACGCTCAATCTGCATCTGCGCGAGTTGTATTTCATGCTTCTTGTCAGACTTGTCTTGAAAAAAGTCCAGCAGACGAGGAAGGCCACCAGCAAGGAATGACACCAGTGTGGAGAGTAGGGTTATCATTTTGTAACGCTCATGGTCATGGCTATAGTGCCGATAATGGCAACAAGCGCAACAAGGATTGAAAACACGATTGTTATAGCGTGTTCCATTTCTTGCATTGCCATCTGAGACTTACGCTTTTTCTTTGCAAGTTTTAATTCTTCTGCTTTCTTTGCAGCGCGTATCTCTGCTTCGCGTGCCTGAATAATCTTATTGCGTTCTGCGATAAGTTCGTTATACAGGTCTAATTCGCCCTTGATCGTGAACATATCGCGCAGTTCACGCTCAAACTCCCGCATCTGCCGCCGCTGCATAACGATTTCCATCGCCATCGCGGTAGCATTCTTAGGCTTAGGACCGGGCTTCTTACTATCTTCCTCGTTCTGCTTTGCGGCAGCTTCTATCTCACCTTGATGGGTAAAGAAGCTAACAAGCTCGCCATAACAGTCTTTAATGTCATGGCCTAGCTTGATAGCCTCCCGAATACCCTTTACAGCAGTTCTAGCGCCAGCAACGGCAAGGCCGATAGATACCGGATCAATCACTTAAACATCCGTTCAAACAGGTGGGATGCGCCAGCACCTACTCCACCTGCCGCCAGCATAAGGCCAACCGCTACACCCCTAGCACCCGTCATCTGTTCTTTCATAGTCTTAACTTCTGATCTCAGAGATTCAACCTCAGAAGTCAGTGTCTCGACAGCGTTAATAAGCTTCCCAAACTCGACAGGGCTAATATCAGACATTACAGACCCTCACCCGGCGTAACATAAACTTCCGGCGAATCAGTTTCGGCAATTGCTGAAAAATACACTGCGTTATTAGGACCGCACTGGGGGCCAGTAAAAACTATATGTGCGCCGGGAGGAATAGGTATGCCATACTGTCCATTACCATCAGGAACAGCAGCATTAGCTGACGTTGCGCTAATCCTGATGTAAACGGGATGCCCCGTCCCGTTAGCCTTTTCATGGCTAATAACCAGATACTGATTGGACGGGGTATTAGCCGTGACAGTGATCGTATTAGCCGCGACGTTAGACGCCGTGACCTGATACGTCTTACCCATCGGCTGAAAGGCAATATTGTTAGCCATGTGGACTCCTGTTACTTAGCGTTACCCGGCTTGCTGGTCGGCGAGGACTTCGGGTTATGGTCGCCAGAGAAGCAGAAGGTAGAGCGGAACCCGCCCACAGGAATCTGACCCGGCTGCCAGTAGTTCGCCTGCCCACGCCCGTAAACGTCAGAAGGACTCTGCGACCGGACAGGCTTACCCTCAGACTTCGGCTTAATCGTCGTTATGCTGATCTTCACTCTTACGCTCCTTTATCAAGGCAGGCAGGAACACGAAAACCGCGAAAAACCCTGCCATCACTAACCGCTCTATAGTCGGCCCCCACATCGCCCAACACGCCAGCCCAAACGACATGGCCAGCGCCAGGAATGTAATCAGCCGATCACTCAATACCGTCAAAGCAATACGCAACACCTTCAGA